AACCCGCATTGGTGAAACTCGCCATGTACTCCTGTTTGAAAGCAAAGGAACTCAGGGTCTTTTTGGCAGACTCAATCTCTTTTTGGTCAATCAAAGGGTTATCTGCGGTAGTGAAGTGCCAGGACTTCCAATCAGGATCATCTTCACTCTCACCTAGTTTAAAGGTGTCGTAGAACCAATTACGCCCTTTAGGAGTGCCAATGAATAATGCTCTCCCTCGTTTATCAGATAGAGAGGCTCGGATAACCTGTTCCCATGCTTCAGGCTTAATGTCGGCTACCTCGTCTAACACTGCGTACGTTAGACTAACACCACGAAGGGTATCTGGTCTATCAGCACCACGAACATAGATTCTTGCTCCGTTTATCAGAGTAATGTCCAAGTTATTCACATGACTGTTCTGGATAATGTCTCTACCAAGGTCTAACAGCAAGTCCCAGATAATCTGTCTGGACTGTCCCATAGTAGGGCTAACATAAAGCACCGCAGAGCCTTGTGGACACTTTAAACCCTCAATCAAGAGCGTTACTGCCGCCATCCTAGACTTACCACACCTACGCCCAGCAGCCACTACCTTAAAGCGTGTCGTATCCTTGAATACCTCTTGTTGCCAAGGAAGTAGAGAGAAATTAAGGTCAGCCATCAAAGTACTCCATATTAGAAGGCTCTATCGTAATAGTGTCGCCTTCACGCCAATCTGCTTGGTTTTCAAGTATTCCTGTTAACAACTCAGCAATCTTGTCTTTCGGAACTAACAAAGACTTGTTTTCTAAGTATTCAGGTCTGTTAACAGTAAGAATCCAATTAACCATATTTAGCCTCTACATCTTCTGCATCAGGATTAGTGTCAATCACAGTAGGCTCACCTAGTCCTGTAATGTTAATCGTCACAGCACTTCTCTGGCTCTTATCTTTCTCAAACATACTGACTGGCAATGTTCTGTCTAAACACATCTTGAGAGCAACCAATTGATGTGGGTGGTCATCGTTTAATGCTATCTCTATGACCTTCTGAGCAACATCCTTACCTCCACTCCTAATCATCAACTCCTTAAGCTCCTTGAGCCTCTGGTGGTCTGTCTTAGGCAATACAGCAGGCGGGTTATCAGCAAACCTCTGTATCGTCATCTTCACAGACCCTTTAGGTCTTCCTCTTCCTCTTTTCAACTGCTCCATTTGTCCTCCTTGGATGGTCAATTTCGTTTTTTCGGTATAGGGGAAGCACCACAAATATCTACTACTCCCACCTACCCCCTCCCCCCCCTATCACACCAGGGTTTCTACCAATGTCTTTTTATACAGTACTGCCTAAACGTACAGCATAGGGTTTACCCTAAGAGATAGATCGTTATGTTTCATAATCAATTTAGTTATGGTTTATAACTTGTTGCGTGAAAGAGACAGAAGCACCTTTTCAGGGTTACCTTTTCATTTCTGTTTACTAGGTTTACCTTATCGTTCCTTCTATCTATCCTTCTACTAATCCTTACTAGATCACTCACTAAGGGCTGCCTCTTTATTCGCGGATTCTATATTTAAAAAACTAAACTCCATGTCAGGGCGAAATCCTTTGTTATGCGCATATTGATAGAGTGCCAATACGTTCTCAAAACCCCTGGACAAATTTCCGTTTCCCGCAGCTAATAAGATCATTCTTTGAGGGTTTGACAATGTTCTCTGAAAGTACTTTGTTGAAGGGTTTGAAGGTCTGCCCATGTTATCCCTTTAAATAATTTAAATAAATTGTACTTTATTAGGGTTTGTCCTAATAGTTTTTTGTTTTTTTAATGCTACTATGCTTACACGTTCACTTGGAACGGCTCATTAAATAGGTGTCAACATGAAACATTGGGTCAAGCAAAACAAGCACTCTAGCGATATTGTCGCCCTCTACACAAACATTCTTACAAACGACAAGATTGTCGAAACCAACAAAGGGCAATTCTTTGTTGCCAATACAAACAAACTTTGCGACAAGCCTTTAGACGTTTTTGTTGCTCAAGAATTCGAAAATTGGGAATTCTATTCGGGCGGCAATATTTACAATGAAGACGCTACAGAAGACGAAGAACCAACTTATCACTACGGCTCATATTGCTGCGATGGTGATGGTTTTGTTTCAGTAGAACTTTTGGTTGACGGGTCTATCCGTTTATTGGATCAAGGCGAATATATGCTTGATTTGTCCTCAAATTTAGATGAAGCAATCAAACAAGCTGCCGAATACTTAAAAGAGCAATACCCTGAAATTCACGAAATGTGGCTCGAGTCCTGAAATTTAAACTTTATAAAGGCGTTAACATGAAAAACACACTTCTAGACTTATTCGCTGCCCTTGTCATTGCTTCATTGCTTTGCATTGGGTTATTAGCTTATTTTGACGTTTTAGTTAAATAAGGGGTTAACATGAAAATTATCGTTTTAGTCCAGGGAAACGCTGAGAAAACCTTTTCTTCAATCAATGAAGCTCTATCGTTTGCCCGTTTGCAAGTTTATGCAACTCAGGCGACTATCATTAGGGCTTTTGACGCTTTGCAAGATGGCAAGCTCGCACAATGGAATTATGGGTTTTCCTCAGTTGCGGTTTATCCTGAAAATTGACATTTCAACGTATAGGCTCATGTATTGGGCTTATGCGGTGCAATGTTGCATCACTTCAACTTAATAGGTGTTCAAATGAAAATCACTCTCAAAACTTCAGTTCTTCGTGCCGCTTTGATCTGCGCAGCAAAAAAAGACATTCGTTATTACTTGCAAGGCGTTTGTATTTCAATCAATCACCCAAATTTTGCAATGGTTTACGGGACTGATGGTCATATCTTGTTTGCAGGCGAATGCCCAATTGAAGTACACGAAGCCCCTCAAACATACGGGTTTCAAATTATTATTCCCTCTGACACTATCAAAGCAATTGATAAAAAGTCAGAATTTATTGATCTGGAGACCATCGAAGGTGGCGCGAAGGATTATTACTTACTAGGTAATGCCCGTTTTCAGGCAATAGATGCCCGTTATCCTGATATTTCCCGTGTTGTTCCTGCCCGAGATGCTTTTTCAGAGCAAAAAATTAGCTATTTTGACCCTGAGTTGCTTTTGAAGGGCAATGAAGCTCTAGCAATGTATTACGGGGCTAAAAAGGGAAAAGTGTTTCCATTGTCTCAAAGGGGTGACAGTTCAGGCGCTATCCATAATAACCAAAATGATGCGGTGGTGGTGGTCATGCCAATGCGAAATGATCCAGGCACTTATCAAGGTCTAAACCCTGATTTTATGCAAGTACAGCAAAAAGCCGCCTAATTTCAGACTGCAAAGCCCTTGCATGAGGGTTTTGTGGCCTGCAATTCGCAGGTTTTTTAATAGGTGTTCACAATGCAAGCTATTCACACAAAATATATACCCGCTTCAAATGTCAAAGGCTCACGAATTAAAGCCACTTCTGACAGTAAATTGAGCGTGACTATTTCTTACCCTCACGAATTTTCAGGCCATCTTGTGCATTTTGAGGCTGTCAAAGCTCTAGTTGCTAAACATAAGCTCACATGGGATATAGACAATATGTGTTATGGCGGCTCAAGTGATGGCAAGGGCTATACATTCGTTTTTTGTGACTCAAAGGTGTAAATAATGGCTAAATACACAATCACTCACGGCTCAATCGCTGCCGTTCAATATGTGACATTGCCTGATGGCTCAAAAGTGACAGTAACTGACGCTAAAGATGGCTCAGAATTGGAATTAAAACGCTTACCTTTAGAGGTTCAGGCGGCTGTCAATCGTCAATTTGGAACTATTTTTGCACTCCCATACGATAGCCGACAAGCCTTTATTGATAAATCAATCGCTTTTGACGTAGAGGTGACAGAATGACCTACTATGACAAGGAATTTTCACATTTAGGCGAATTACCAGCAAATATGCAAATAACCAATGAACTAGGACAGACAAGATGGCTTGCGGTTACATCAGATCAAATTAAGCAAATTCTAGAAATTTTGAACAAGGATAAAGACAAATGATCTATGCTTGTTTTGCCCTAATTTTGCGAATACTCACAAAACGATAACCTAAAGCCCTCTTCGGAGGGTTTTTCTTTGTCCGTGATACTTTTGTTGTCCAAGGATAAAAAACGGCTTAAAACGGGTTTTTATCGCTTTTTAATGGCATTTCTTCGCACAATTTGCGGATCGTTTCATTCAGGGCGTCAATCTCTAGCATTTTCCTGATTGACCAGGCACGTTTTTGCCCATGCCACCCTAGAACTGGGTTTCGGTGGCAATCAACACATAGGGCAATGCAAGTGTACTGTAACCCTTGTTTAAAGTGATGCGCTTCGCTTGGTGGTGGTGCTTCGCATACTGAGCATGACAAGCTCTTGACCCTTGCAAGGTGCAGCCGTTCCTTTGTGTTTAGTTTGTTGTTCAAGTGGTGGCCTTCATTTCTATTCTGGCGCTGTATTGCTCAGTTCTCCAACACTCGATTCTGGCTTGCGCTGCTGTCATTAGCCATCGATACTTTTCTTCGGTTTCTACTGCCTGCCTTATGCCTTCTAAAATCTCGATATAGTCCTGGTGAGCGTAAGCGTAGGTTTCTTGTTTTCCAAGTACTTCAGTTCCAGCTTGTGCCATGAGTTGGCTTCGCCTACTTTTCCGAAATTCCTCTAAGTACATTCGGTCGGCTTTGGCTTTGGCATATAGTGGTGCTGTATCAATAATGTATTGAATCGCTTTAGTTGGTTCGTTCATACTATTTCCACCACATTACTATTTTTTGATTTTAGATAATCCCTAGTTTTCTGAATATATCTTTCAAATTCAGACCTAGAAACGCTTGATTGTTGGAGGTCGGCAAACTCGATCAGCTCTCGAACTGCCTGAATGCCCTCTCCATCAAGCACGACTCGCATTGTTGAGTTATATCGTTCTGCGGCTTTGAACAGGGCTGTTTGAGCTTTTTCGCAGACTGGTAGCACCTCTGGGCCTACGCCTCCCCTTGCCATCGTTTCCGAGAGGTTTAACACCTCGGTTAGTGTGTGCCAGTCCTGAATTGTTCCCATGCCCTTGGTTATCGCTTCTAGGGCTGAGTATTCCATTACCCTGAGTTTGTCTAGC